AGATGGATGGACTAGTATAATAACAGGAATTAATACGATTGTTCGTGCTTCAGAAACAACATTGAATGCTAATGCACAATTAAATTGTGTTTCAAAAAATGTGATAATTTTAACTACTGCAGAAATGCAGAGAAATTTAAATGAAATAAATATGTATATTAATGTCGCGACATCTTCAATTGACTCAATTCAATCTATGTTATCAACTGGTACAAGATTAATTGGTTCTGGTACTTTTCTTTTTTTACCAAGATTATTAAGAGGAACAAAGTATATGGCAAAAGGTACAAAGAATTTGGTTATTTCTTTTTGTAATATTCCTAGAAGAATGTTTGGTAAAACACATAAACTTAAACAAGGCGGAAAATCTTATAGAAAAAACAAACACAGAAAAAATAAAAATAAAAATAAAAATAAAAAACAGCATCATTAAATTATATAAAATTGATTTGTTTTTATTGATAGATTATTATTTTAACAATGTCTTTCTTAAACTATATATTCACTAAAAATTTTATAATATTACTACTTATAAGTGTAATATTATATGGTATGAAAAATAATACAAATATAAATACTATAATAGAAAATCAAAATAATCAATTACTTTATAATAATCTTAATCACTGCATGGTAGATCTATCTAGTTTTTCAGAAAAAGGTTTTAAATCTTGCGAACCATCAAAAATTGTATCTGACAATATACTATTTGCAAAATATATTAATGATTTAGCGGATGCTTTAACCTATATGCTTAATGGGAGAGGTATAGCTATATGTAGTGCTAAAAATACAGCATTATTAATTCAAATAGAGCGCTGTAAAATTAATTAAAATCATATTTAAAACTATATTTAAAATCATATTTAAAATCATATTTAAAATACGTTATATATATTTATTTTTTATATCTTTTTTACATATACCTTATGAATAATTATAAATATTCACAAACATGGTTTATTGGTAGTGATATAAATTTATTATTATCAAATTTTTTGAATAAATCACAAGGCAATAAGATTTTAGAGATTGGTTGTTTTGAAGGATTATCTAGCACTTTTTTTGCTGATAATTTTATTGATAATGAATATTCAAATTTAACTTGTGTAGATCCATTTTTAACTATTGATAATAATGACCATATTAATTATTTACAAAATAATCAAGAAATGAATTTTGATTTTAATATGTCAATTTGTAAAAATATAGATAAAATAAAAATACATAAAATTACATCAGATATTTTTTTTGAAAATAATAATAATTTGTATAATTTTATATATATTGATGGTTGTCACGAACCTGATTTTATAAAAAGAGATATGGAAAATTCATTTAAATTTTTAGAGAAAAATGGTATAATGTGGATGGATGATTATATGGGTGGTGATGGTATTAAAATACGAAATGTAATGGATACATTTTTGGAAAAATACAAAGGTCAATATGAATTAATTCATAAAGGATATCAATTAGCTATTAAAAAATATAATTTCTATTAAATATATAATTTCTATTAAAAAATAAATTGAAATAGCATCTATTATTAATAATATTATACACATATACTTACACATATATAAATGACTACATACCCACAGATTATTTCAATTGAAGGTAATATTGGTTCAGGAAAATCAACATTACTATTAAAATTACAAGAAATATATAAAAATAATCCAGATATTTATTTTGTAGATGAACCCGTTAATATATGGAATGAAGTAAAAGATAAAGATGGTATTACCATCCTTGAAAAATATTATGGAAATACCGAAAAATATGCATTCCAATTTCAAATAATGGCGTATATTTCACGCTTATCTCTCTTAAAAAAAGCATTGCTTATAAAAAATATCAAATATATTATTACTGAAAGAAGTGTATTCACGGATGCAAATGTCTTCGCTAAAATGTTATATGATACAGATAAAATCACACATATTGAATATACTATATATAAAATGTGGTTTGATGAATTTGCTATAGATTTAATGATACATAAGGTTGTTTATATAAAAACTGACCCTCAAATAGCATATGAGAGAATCCATATTAGAAATAGACTAGGTGAAGAAATTATACCATTAATATATCTTGAAAATTGTCATAAATATCACGAAGATTGGTTAAATGCTAGTAATTATAATCAATTAACAATAGATGGAAATATTAATATAGATGATGGAGATAATACTATAATAAATAATTGGATAAATATCATATCTATCTTCATCTATTCTAATAATGAATAAATAATATATTAACTTAAATATATTATTTAATATAGTAATAAGTATTTGAATTTATATGCTATTCATTATAGTTATTATTTGCCTTATTTTATTATATTTTATATTTTATGGGCGCAGAAGATGCTAAATATTTTTTATTATATTTAAAATAATGCAAAGGTCGCATTATAGCACAAGCGTATTGCCATATAAAATAGACCCTAAATCTCTCATTTAATTCATATCAAATTATATAATTTTATAGATTTAAAATCATTATTAATATATGTAAATTGCTTTTAAATCAAATTATAATGAAACCATAATATTATAACCTCGTTTACCAGGATTATTATTTACATCAACTCCTTTGCTTTTTTCTTCTTTGTAATTTATTTTTTTAAACTCTTCTTTAAATTTTTTCTGCGTTTTCAAACATTTTTTACCATTTATTTTGCACCAAATTTCATATATTTTAAATATATCTTTTAATCCAAATCTTAAGTTTGTTTTTTCTGTTTTTTTACAACATGAATTTGCGAATAACAATATATCACTATTAATTAATGGGTCTGTTGAAATGTTTGGTTGTATAACATTTTTAACAGGTAGAGGAGCTACTATATCTAACGAAATAATTTCTGGTTTATCTTTATCAAACAAATATAACCAACCATCAGGAGTTTTCCAATAATATTTTTCTGGAAATTTATTGTCGTCTTCTATAAAATCATCTCCATCTTCATTTGTATATCCGTGAGTATTTGCTTGTTTATATTCTTCTTTAAGAACCGAATATTTAACTTTATCACCAATTACGATGTATGGAGTTTTTTTTATATAATTATTTGTTTGTTTGGGTAAAGTCTTTTTATTACTCCAATATCTTATTGATAATAATAATTCATCCGTTATATCATCGTAACACAAATTAAATAACCGGCTATGTTTCATAAGTCCTACTCTTATTTCTCTCTGGTAATTTTTATTTGTATATTTTTTCCATTCACTTCTTATATTGTCATACCAAATGTTATCATTTATATTATTCATTCTTTCTGTAACCCAATCTTGTGTTATGTGACCTAAATTTATATTTTTTTCATTTTCGTAATTCTTAATAACTTCATTTATTTTTTTTATTTCAATATGTTGAATATTTATAAAATCTATTATAGGTTCATAATTTCCATACTTATCAATAAATTCATCAATATTCATTTCTTGTATTTCATTAATACATATATAATCAGGTAATTTAGTTTCTTTACACCATTCAAATATTTCAGCATCATTCATATCGTCAATGAGATTTAATTGATAACCATTATTTTTGCTATCATAATGTTTAATTGGTTTTAAATTTTTTCGTTTCTTTGACACATCAATATATTTCATATATTTACCAAACTTAAAATCTCCAGTATCTATTATATTTTCTAATAAAACTTTAATTTCTTCCCAAGTCTCACAACTCATAACAGATTTTTCAATATATTTTATAAAATTTACATAAAAAATCTGTATTATATCTTGTAATTCGTGCGTAGTCCATAAAGTAAGTTCCATACTTCCATCTTTCAGTTCTAAATCATTATATTTTCCTTGCAATCTTAATCGTTGTGAAATGTCAGTGCAATTTAACGATGCATGAGAAACAAAATACTGGTCTGTTAAATGTAATGAATAATTATCATAATCGTCGCTGGTAAAAGAATACCCTCTTTCTCCATATTTACCTGTTATTGTTATAATTGTTTTACATAAAATTGGTATATCACTTTTTTCAAATAAAATTCTTAATAATTTATAAACAAATTTTATATTTAATATTTTTGTATTTATATTAAAATAGCAATAATTATTAGGTAATTTTTTAGATTTTTCAGTATCAATAGATGACTCATATACTCCTCCTAATTGCCATAATCTTTGGTTTGTGGATGATTGTTCTGAGTCCCATTTAGACCAATATTTTATTTCTATTTCATATTTTTTTGATAAATATAATCTTAAACAATTTCCATGATATATTACGATAAACAAATTGGGAAAATCTTTAACTATTTTATCTACTAAACAAAATTGATTAACTCTTCTTTTTTCTTCACTTATCAATAACGAATTATATTTAATTGTAGGTCTTTTAAGCACTTCTTCTATTATTTTTTTTATATTAATATTATAATCTTCAACGATATTATAGCATTTTTTTTTTTTGTGATTTTCTATATCTTGATAATCCCACCAAGATTTAACAAGTGTAGTGTTAAAATTTATAAGACTATTAAATAATCCATAATAATCATCTGATCTTTTCATTTTATGAACCTTTGATATTTTAATTTGTATATCAGTATGGTCGCTTAATCTTGTTGTTATATTATATAACAACGAATGTGCTGTGCCTGTAATATGTAGTGCATATTTTACTTTTTTATATATTTTGGCAAGCAAAATTTCACACGCAGTAGAATCTTTTTTATCATTATCATTACTTCTATCATTTGAAGATGTAGGACTCATTAAATCACTTTCATCAACTAATGTGGTTATATTCACAAGTTCATCATTGTAATAAATATACTCACTAAATTTCGTATTTAGTTTTGCTAACTGAGTATGATTCATTAAACAACAAAAAATATCATTAGAATTGATTGCTTCTTTATTACTTAATTTATTAATAATATCATTACTATTTATATCTTTTAGTTCCGGAAGTTTATAATCTTTCCAATATTCATCATTATTTTCTTCAAAGTATTCTTGGATTTCATTATTAAATTCTTGAAACAACGTTTTTATAAATTGAATATTAAAATTGTAATTTTCTGTGCCAACTATATCGTCTTGTAATTGTTTTTGATCTATTGTTAAATTTCTAAAAATATATAAAACAGGTCTTTTTAGTATATGAACCGAAATCCACATAATTATACATGCTTGAACTCTTTTTCCAAGTTGTATGTCTCCCCATAATAATTCTACTATTGATTTTTCATTATTTTCTAAATTAAGTGAATTTAATAAATCTTCTTCAAATGAAGGCGAATTAATATTTTTTGGAATATGTTCTAATTTTATTGGATTATTTCCCCAATTATGCCTCTCTAAACTTTCACCATTTATATATTTGCACTTATATAACATAATATTTATAATTTTTTCAAGTGGTTTTCTAAATATTTCATTTTTTTTTTTAAAAAACGTATTTATTTTGTTTTGTAAATATGTCATTTGTATTATTATTTATATATAAATAATATAAGGCAAATATTTAAATCATTATTTATATAATATAAAAAATGCCTTGAAAAAATATGCCTATATCTTCAAAATATAGGTTAAAAATTATATACAAGAGAGAAATTCATTTATACAAAATTCTTATATATATAAATTTAATATAAATTTTAATATCTATTTTATAGAGCAATACGCATATGCTATAATGCGACCTTTGGAAACGACTTAAATAATATTCTGATATTATATTAATATGGACGAAATTGAAAAAAATTCTAATGGATATTGGCAATCAATAGAGATAGACAATTGTCCTTTAAATAATATTAAAAACTTTAGAAAAAGAGTAAATGCTATAAATATGCTTTTATTTAATGATAT